GAAGGGAGGGAGGGAGGGTGGCGTGTATGTATGAGTGTATGTATTCAGTTATTTAACATATGTTTTTTCTTTTTATATATTATAACCAGCATATAATAGTTATTACTCCGAGTAATGGATTCGTTTCAAAGTTTATTTGCGCCTCTTGATAAGGACTATTGTCTCCTCTTTTACTGGCTTACTGTCGTGAATTTCATCTTTTTGGCAATTGCCGGGTTGGGTTTCGTATCCGCTTTGATTATGTTATTTAGGGGGAAGGTCACCTTGATGAGTACCTTTTATTCGTTTCTGATGATCTTGGTCTACGCCTTGATGTATTTTCAGAGTCGTCTGTTTTACTCGATGTGCGTCACTGGAAATATGAAGGCCGGTGCGTACGGCGCAGGTTCTGCGTCTGACTCTCTCCCCGCAGTCGCGCAACAGGCGTCGAGTGCTTCACCTGGGGCGTATCGGTTCTAATTCTCACTCGCCGCTTCATATGACGTCCGCGAATCCTTTTCGTTGTAATGTAAATACATACGATTACATTACAACCCATTCCATCATTCCATCATTCCATTACAAGCACTTCAGCGACGCACTTTTCGAGGCCTTACCATCCAAAATTCCTTCCCACGGGATATAATCTTCGCTGGACACACCGCTAGTTACACTAGAATACGTGATACCCGTCTTGTAAGCATTGTAATTTGCGCAGTTGTCGGCCACGGGTGTGTAATCGGCAACCCCCAGTCCATACGTGTCTTTACACACGCCTGGTGGTCCTGCTGTTAAATCATACGTCATCCGATCCGGGCATTTCGCGATCTCGGGCGGCCATTTCTGTGCGCTCTTTGATTTCCATAACAAGATCGCGACGGTTCCCACCGAAATGATAAACGCGATCATCGCCAATACCAAAACCATCTTTTGGATTGACAAGTTGAAAAAATTGCTAAACATTCCGCTCCCGTCTCCTGAACTTGAACTTCCGATACCTGCTGACGAACCTGTATTTTTAATACTCGAAACAAAATCCATTCTCTATCTATCGCTTTTTCTACGATTTGCTATATACTATACATATAAAAAGAATAAGTGCGATGGATTGTATTTAGAGAAATATTCTGTATAGCATAGTATATATACAAATGAACTATAACGCGCCACCACAAAACACCTTTATCGGACAACCCAAAAATGGACGTCTCGATATTGTAACCCCGCCGATCCAAGATCAGTTTGCGCTGTATGATAAAAACCCGGTTCATCAGTGCGTGACATACCGTGACGCATTAAATGGAATATGGGAAAACACGCCGCTCTCGAACGCCTTTTTTAGTAAAGAGAATATGCAGATTATCCAAAACGGTATTCGCGCGGGTGTATATCAGCGGTCGAACGGAAAATACGTGATTGGCGAACAAGATTGCGACACGCTACGTATTATTATGCGCACAATCTTTCTTCAAAACGCGACCAATGCGCCGACCGCGATCCGCGAGCAGATCATCGAATTAAATGAGTTAGTATTTGAATATTGTGTCCCGCGTATTCACGGCGAAGCCGAGGGATATATTCAGTATAAGCGAGATGTCAGCAATATGTATACTCCGATGGCGCGTCCGAATTTCTCGGACTACAAACATAAGACGCTGGAGTTGAAACCGTGGTTCTAGTTTCGCCATTCGTTCGCGTTATTGTTGTTCTATATCCGTCCCGTCCAGTCCCGTCCCGGTTTCCGTAGTAAGAAACATTTCAGTCGACGCCAAATAAGACGCGGTCGATGATGAATAATAAAAAAAATAACATTTATTATTATTCCGATTCCTGTCGATTCCTGGTGTTCATTTTTTCACGACCATCTTCTTCTTGTTTGCTGTTGCCGCGCCTCCGCCTCCGCTCGCGCCAGCAGCACTCGCCGCCGCCCCCTCCGCTGCTGCTGACCACTTCTTATACTCCATCTCCAATTCATCCAAGTCCTTGATCCATAACGCTTGAATCGACGTATCTGTAAGTTGCTGGAATTGTCCGCGCTTCGTATCACGTTCCGAGAGAAGGTTCCGGACATTCTCATCCGTGACACTATCCATTGGCATTTTTAAGAGGTATTTGAACTCGGTGTCGCCGTCAATGTGTTCATACCCGTGCGCGGTCATCTTTGCGTGAATCGCATCTTTTGTCTGACGACGCAACTCTAACTTGTCGTCAAGCACTTCCTGAATATATTTCGCACGGTTCGTGAGAACACGAAGTTCGTTCCCGAGTTGGGATAGCATCGCGGCCTTGCGTTTGGCGTAAAGGGAAAGGCGTTCCGCGTAATATTCCTCAACGATATCATAGATATTCGCGTATTTTCGGAGTTTCTCACGCGCGTCGAAGAGATTCATATTCGTGGTGCTTTGTGTCGTGAATAATCCGAGCAGTTTCTCCAGTTTGTTCGTTCCTGCGTCGGCGTCCACGAGGGCGGCCTGGAGATCTTTCGGTGTATGCGGATACGACGGATGGAATGTGACGGTAATATCTACAACGGAATCGGTCGACATATCGCTGTATTCTTTCAGGACAGGGGCGCTTCCTCCGGTGGTAGCTTTGTCTTTGTCTTTGTCAGACCCCGGCGTCGCCTCCATCAACTTCTCCAAGAACTGTTTATAATCATCCGTCCATGTTCCAATCGGTAGTTCGGTGATACGGACTTTACGATCCGCCACGATTTCGTAGACGCCTTTGATGAGATACTTGGGCGGCGGCGCATCGTCCGATGAATTCGTCGCGGTCGCGATATTCTTGATGGTTCCTTTGAATCCCTTGAAATAGGGTTCAATCCGAGGGCGGTCGCTCCCTTTCGCCACGTCTTGAAGCATTGCGCGAATATACGCGATGATATGAAGCGGATTATGCGGCATAATATCCGTGCTGAATCCCGTGCCGATTCCTTTGCTTCCATTCACGAGGATCATCGGGATTGCCGGTGCGTAATATACTGGTTCTACCATTTGCCCGTCATCATTGATATACGACAATACTGCGTCGTCTTCTTGACGAAAGATGAGTCGCGTCAGTCGGTTGAGTTGAGTGAAGATGTATCTTTCGCTTGCCGAATCCTGTCCACCTTGAAGTCTCCCGCCAAACTGACCGTTGGGTTCGAACAGATTGATATTGTTGCTGCCGACGAAGTTCTGCGCCATCCCTACAATTGCCGCATTTAGACTCGCCTCGCCGTGATGGTATGCCGAGTGTTCGGACACATAACCACTGAATTGCGCTACTTTGATTTCTGTCTTTAGACCCCCCTTCTTGAACGCCGCGTAGAGGATTTTACGCAGCGAGATTTTCAGTCCATCCATTAGGTTGGGGATCGAACGTTCATTGTCGTAGATGGAGAAGTGGATGAGACTGCGGTCTACGAACTCCTCATACGGAATCTCCGGTTTGGATGTATCGAGAAATGCTTCACGCGAATAATTCGACAACCACTCTTTTCGGTCATCGGCGCGTTTCTTATTGAACGCCATATCCAAATGGTCATCACTTTCTTTGCCGGTATGCACGAAACTTACCATTTTTTTATGCTCGAAGTATTCCTTGAACTCCTTCCCGGTGCTCGTGCCTAAACCTTTATAATATTTCGTTGACCAACCGGTCGGAACGACCCCTCCTGGGAACTGCTTTTTCCACACATCAAATTCACCGTCATTGTAGAAGAGAACTTCTTGCGCCCCACGGCGCGCTTTCAAAATGGGCGTATTCATAAACCCGATGAACCCGGGAATCTTTGTAAGCGACGGCCACTCGGTTTGGAAAAGGTTGATCCCGAGTCCTTGGATATGCGCGCCATCTAGATCCTGGTCGGTCATAAAGAGGACCTTGCCATAACGAAGACGCGTGGCTACATCCGCGGGTGTATACGTCTTTCCTGTTTCAAGTCCGAGAATCTGCTTGATTTCCGCGATCTCGCGGTTCTCTGAGATGCGTTTCGTCGTCTCGCCGTGGACATTGAAGAGTTTGCCCTTCATCGGGTAGACGCCGATATAGTTCCGGTCTTCTTTGCTTAATCCACTGACGATTCCCGCCTTGGCTGAATCACCCTCGCATAAGATAATGGTACACTGCGCGGATTTATCCGGCGACCCCGCATAATTTGCGTCGATGAGTTTGGGGATTCCGCGGATGGTTCGGGTTTTCGCGCCGTCCGTCTTCTTGGCCGCTTTCGTCTCTTTGACTTCCGTGAGCGCACACGCGGCGTCCATCACGCCCATCTTCGCGAGTTTTTCAATGAACTCGTCGCTGACTTTACAAGATGACCCGAAATTGGCGACGGCCGTGCCGAGTTCGTCTTTGGTTTGACTGGAAAATGAGGGATTCTCAATATCACAACGGAGAAACAGCATCAACTGCTCCTTGATTGTATTCGGTTTGACGTCGACCTTCTTCTTTTTCTTGATCACCTCCGCCAGTTTACGGACGATTTGGTTGGTGATGTATTCGACGTGTTTACCGCCTCTTGGAGTGTAAATTCCATTGACAAATGAAACGTGGGCGAACTCATCGGTGGTTGTGAGGCACACGACATACTCCCAGCGGGGGTCGGGGTTCTCGTAGATGCGCTTCACGCTGCTGCTGCTGCTGCTGCTGCTGCTGCTGCCTCCACCTTCGCTGCTGCCCGCACTCTTCGCGCCGATATACAAGTCGACATATTGCTGAAAATGCTTGACGGGAACAAGCGCACCGTTGTATTTGACTTTCACAGTCTTATCGGTGACTGCGGCAATATCATACGTACGCTTGAGAAAGAGCGCGATCATATCCGCGGTAAGATTGTTTCCAGTGAGTCCAAACCGGGCGTAATCGGGGCGGAAACTGACGCGGGTATACGGTTTCACTTTACTCTTGGTGACGACTGGCGGCACAATTTCCGAGAGATTGTTCCGGAATTCTTGGCAATATTTAAGACCGCGGATGTGATCGACGGTTTCCACCCGACCCCACACAGACCAAATCAACACGAGTTTAAACCCGAACCCGTTCTTCCCGCCGACGATTTTCTCTTTCTTGGATTCGTCGTAGTTGGTGGATGTGCGAAGATGACCGAAAATCATCTCTGGAATCCATAGTTTATGCTCAGGATGCTGGGCGACATCGATTCCATTGCCGTCGTTTGTCATATGAATCGTTCCGTCCGTAGGATCGATCTCCACTTCAAGGGTAGTCACAGGAAGGGCGTCGGGTTTTCCATCGGCAACGGCCTGCGCCTGCCGAACAACGTGGTCGCGCATATTCACCATCCCTTCATCGAAGAGTTTGTAAAGTCCGGGAATGTAGGTGATGGAGCGTCGGGTGCGCCGGGGGGGGGCTGCGGGGGGCGCAGCCGCGGGGGCGGGGGCCGCGTCGGGAGCGGCGGCGGTGGCGGTGGCGGCGGCGGGAGGAGGAGCGTCCATGACATATTCGATTGTCTCGGCCGGTTCAATTGTTCCGATATAGGTGTCCGGTTTTTTAAGAATGTGCTCGCGATCGGTCATTTTTTGGTATTTCTGAAGGTCTTCTTCTCCTCCTCCTCCGGCAACGGCGGCAGCAGTTTTAGAAGATTTGGGCGGCATTGCGATTCTTCGAGAATGCGGGTATGTGTAATATAGAGATTGGTTTAACTCGTTTTCAATTTTATTTTGCCGGATATATGTATCGTAAACGACACACTCGTCCGTCCGCCCGCCCGTCCTTCTATGCCTTTGGCCCCCCGATACCGCACAAAAACCGGATACGGTTTAACATGCGGCGATATATTTCGCGTAAATAACGCACTCGTCCAATATGATGCGTCCGGAAATCCGGTGGTTTTAAACGGCAATGATCCAAATGTTCGCACACCGTATTTCAAATGCCCAACTCTTACGAACCCTACTGCCGGAATGACGACAATGACAAATAATACAATGATCACAAAGAAAATGCGATATGCGCAACTCATCCGCGTAGCCACTGAAACGAAAAATGTGAAAAAATTATATGCGGTAAATGGTATAAATCGGTTCGGTCGTTGGTCGGGGTCTCCCGGAGGGTATGGCGCGCCGATTACAAACTCGTTTTAGCGCCGCCCTCCGCGCCGCCCTCCGCGCGCCCTCCGCCTTTTTTTCTAATGATCTATTATAACGGCAATTGTCTTATTTAGTAAAATGGTGAAACGTTTAGATCGCAGTGAGGATGGTTTTTACCACGTTCACGGACAGAAGTATCAGATGCTGGAGGGGTCTCGCGCCCAAGTGTGGCACGGAACAGCCTACAAGACTCCCGGTGGTCTTGTCAAGAGTCAGTTGATTTTCAATAAGCACGGTCGCGTTGTGTCTGCGAAGAAGTATGCCACCGCAAAGAAGGAGAACCGTCTGCGTAAGTATGGTTACACTGCTCGTAAGGGCAAATTCGGCGCGATCAAGATCAACTCCAAGACGGGTAAGCGTCATCGTCTCGTGAACACACCTAAGAGGAGTTAAATATGTAAACACTCAAATGGATACTATTATTTTAGATGTAATATAATAGTATCATTCGCGTAATTCATAACAATATGAACAGTAATATCATTATCGATTATATTTTAGAATTTGTCAAAGATAACAAGTTTTGGATCTTCATAACCATCGTGACTACCTTAATATGTAATCCGATTGAGATGATTGTACTCTCCGAACTATTTACCAATTTTACAACGGCAATAAATCGTCTCGAATACAATAACTCGATCACAATACTTTGGAAAATAGCCGCATTAAGTGTATTTATTGACAGCGTTTATATGGTAGGGAATTACTTTGATAAGATTTATTATCCGATAATGGAAAAATTTATCCGATTCAAGTTAATCGATGTTATCTTTAAAAATATAGAAGTCAACTATGAGAAAGAAGATATATCAAAACACATCATAAATACATTAAAAATCCCAAACACGGTCACATCATTTACGGGTCGATTCATATACTGGGTCGTTACCTTTGTATTGACAACGCTTGTTATATTAGGGTATATCTTGTATTTGAACCCCGTCATCGGGATTTTAACTATATTTGTTTTCACGTTATTTTTCATTATTTATTATTACATTCTCTTGGATACAAAAAATACCTCGGAGCAGCGAGAAAGTCACGAGAAAATTCTGATGTCGAACATCGATGACGTTTTAAGTAATTCGATTAGTATTATTTGTACAAAGAAAATAAAAGACGAAAAGGAGTATTTGACGAATAAACACGCGATATATGACAATGCTCACGGAAATCAATTATGGAACACATCCAAAGGTGGATATATATTGTCACTTGCCATTACAGCAGTCCTTGTTAGTTATGTCTATTTTATTCTTCGTATGTACAAAAAGCGAGAAATAGATAGCAGCACTACCATAAAAATTGTTATTATAATCTTATTTTTTGTACGATATATTAAGACTGCGTCACAAAGGAGTATTGTTGTAATTGCGGAGTATGGTAAATTGGCCGAGAACGAGTCCAATATACAAAAGTTGTTGGTCAATAAAGATGATGAAAATGGAAGACGAACAAATATTCAGATCACCGGGGATATCGAGTTTAAAAATGTGTCATTTGAATACGCCGGGGGTGGTCGCAACAACGAAGACTCCAAAAAGGTTCTCGATAATGTCTCATTTAAAATAAAATCTCTCGATCGTGTGGCCATCATCGGAACAAATGGTAGCGGGAAGTCCACGATTATAAAGTTAATGTCCGGGTTTTATAAACCGACTGAAGGTCAGATTTTATTCGACGGTGTAGATATCTCCGATATCAACCGGGAACATTTGAGGAGTAATTTGTCGATTGTTTCGCAAAAGGTCGTCCTCTTTAATCGCTCCGTCATTGATAATATTTGTTATGGTGCGGCAAATATCACGAAAGAGGAGGCCATCGCGACTCTTACTAAACTAAAGGTGATGAATGTATTCAAAAAATTACCGCAGGGACTGGATACGATTGCTGGGTCTCGCGGCGAGAATTTGAGTGGTGGTCAGCGCCAAATTATTTATTTATTGCGGAGTTATTTGAGTAATAAACCCATCACGATTATGGATGAACCTACCGCGGCAGTCGACACGTTTCATAAAAAGTATGTCATTGAAATGATACACGAAATGTCGAAAAAGTCGACACTCATTGTTGTAACACACGACGCCGAATTTGCCGCGTCCTTTCCGATGAAGGTGTATATCGAAACAGGTCGGATTACTCGGGTCGTTGGCGGCGGCGGCGGTGGCGGCGCGCCCCCGTTTCATTACGCGTAACGTGTAGGTAAGTAGGTAGGTAGAGGTAGGTTGTACGCCATTGAAAAGGAGACACCGAATAATATTCCCCCGGTATATATAATAATGTTATTGATTATTACGAGAGAAATACCGGATCCCGTCAATAGTTTGAGTAATGTAGTAAACACACTTACCCAACGCAAGATTCCGTATCTCCTCGTCAGTAAGTGTGATCCGGCAATTACACGCCGAACAGATATTCGCGGAATTATTATTCCCGGGACGAATCATTTCCGCATTGTACCGAATGAAATCCAGTCACGTTTGGAACTGGAAGTGTATTATTTACACCATTTTCCGAAACTGCCTGTTCTCGGATTATGCCACGGGTGTCAGTTTCTAATGGTATATTACGGCGGCGGACTCATCAAATATGACAATTTTTGGGTCGGGGAGAAAGAGGTCGAATTGGATCTCTCGAGAGATTATAAAATCTTCCGCGGAGAAGCAGTCACGCAGAAATTACACGTTCATTTCCGTGATCTACCTGTGATCTCAGACGCCGACGCAAAAAAACAGGGCATTCGACAGATTGCGTGGTTGACATCCTATCGCGACAACCGTCGCCACGCTTGTGCGTTTGAATTCGAGAAAGATCGCGTATACGGGTTTATGTTTCATCCGGAGGCCAAAGAATCCTCTCGGTCGATTCTTTATAACTTTTATGATCAGGTGTGTCTTCGCGGCGCGGTCGACGACGCCATTCGTCCATCATAAATCAGTCTCGGCGTCGGCGTCGGCGTCGGGTTCGGCGTCGGCGTCGGGTTCGACCCACCACTTCAATGTAATCATCCCATTTTCATCTAGGTATTCGGCACATTCTTCAACGAAATATTTCTCGAAATAACGTTTGCTGATAATACGCCGTTTCGCGGCCAAGTAGCACCTCCCGCAATAGTATTCGTACGCATTGTATAACGGTTGAGGGAACGAGAGATTTTGCGCGACGCATTGATTTTTAAACTGCTCGAGGTATTCATTGATTTCTGTTTTCTTATCCCAAAGAAGGCACCCCACATTTAGGATATATTTATCGTCTTCGATGATGACGTCCGGGTAAAAATGACGGAGAATTCCTAGAAGAGTGCTGTCAGAAGCTGCCGCCACATTCATTGTCGATCCCCCCACATACTCCTTGAATAGCGTTGAAAGTTCGTCGATTTCCAACTCTATTTCTGTATCATTTACGACGCAATGCTCGCTCCAAAACTGGCGAAACTGTCGAACGAGAGGAAGATGCCGACTGGTGCGATGGGTGATGATGATATCGGTGGAGGGGGGGTCGGCCGTGGCGCTGGCGCTGGCGTATTCCGCGATTTTCGAACGCAGCGTCGCCGCAAAAAACATCGTTGGTAAACGATACTCCGAGAGATATAACTTCCATAAGTATAACATGTCCGGCATTGTGATACTATGTTCAACCGACGCTGGTTCAGTAACATTGGCCATAAATTCGCAGATGATTTGTTTCTCGGTGCGGGAGCGTAAAAACCACGCGTGATCGGCAACTTCCGGTGTTTTACAATGATGCTCTAAAAATCCGTCCGCACTATTGAACCGGTGCGAATAATGTGCGGCAACACAGAATAAATCAATATTGGATGATTTCAATTCGGGCATATGCGAGAGACGGAGACCACTTCCGATGCGGAAGGGCGTCGACGTCGACGTCGACAACGACAACGACACTGACGTGGATGATGCTGACATTACTGACGTGGACGACGCTGACGCCGATGCCGACGCCGACGCCGAAGTGGATGCGTGAATATCCACAATCCGACAATCCTTATATTGGTGTTCGTAATATTTGAACTTGAATGCGGTCGTAAATGCGGTTGAACTTGTTCCGAACAGTCCGCAACAGTCCGCGCCGAGGTCTTTGATGAATTCCTTGGCGACGGGGGGGACGAAGTAGACGAGAGACGACGACGCGGGCGCGGACTTCTTTAGGAGAATATCGCCGAGAATGGTGAGGAAATATTTCGCGTGGTCGCGGGTGCGGAAGAGCGCGGGGTAGAGCAACCCGATCACGTTCTGAATGGTGCGAGATTCAGGGATGGAAGAGAGAATATCGCGGGATTGGATGCTTTTGATGATGCGATTTTTGATACGGTATTTTATTGCGCTCGTGCTCGAGGAGGAAGAAGAAGAGGTCACGTCTGATACTGTAATATCTGATAGAATGCGGTGATGGATTTCATCCTCGTGTATCAGCGAATATCGAACCTGGTTGTTATACGTGAAATACAATTCGGATGCTGGACAATAGAAATATTTCGTTTTATTTAGGAAGGTTTCCGTGATTTCATCGGTCGCAAGTGCGAGAGATTTCTTCCGGGTTTCGCGTTCGGCGTGCGCGGTCTGATAGTTTTTAATCGATTGCGGAAGTTGGGTCTTCACATACGCGTGGATTCGTTCAAGAATATGCTCGTTGCCGGGAATGACCGCGTTTGTATTCCATATCTCCGAGAGAATGGCGACGGTGTCGGGGAGGGAAGGAGTGGGGGCGGAAGCGGTGGGAGTGGCGGATGACATTTAATAGTATGAATATATATAGTTTTATTATTGTTTGGGGTAAACTTTGCTAATGGATGAAGAAAGAGAAGAAGATACAATAAACGAGTTCACAAAAGATATTAATATGGCGATAACCGCATTTAAAGAAACGCCGAGGGACGACACCAAAAATAACATATTCGAAAAATTATTTGAGTTGATGAGGTTTGAATGTGGGCGACTATGGGGAGTTGTTCTATCTCGTCGTGAATATAAAGAGAACACTGGGAGCGAGACTCTTACTCATAGTATTGACCGCATAGTAGACGAATTGAACCGTATGTTTTATATAAAAAGTAAATGGATAAAAGTAGCTGATTCTAAAGATTTTGATGAAAAAGCAGATCCAGTTAAAGAACTGGCTAGAATAGTCGGTGAATCAACCACTATTGAAGCTATACCAAGTAAATTATTTTTAGAGTTTTTGTTATTTATTGCTGGAAAGATTTATGACATAAAAAATTCATCTAAATCTCCACAGTCTATTGAGGAGGAACTAATTTGTTTAGGAAAACTGGCAAGAGAATCTGACCAAGAACAAATTTTTAATTGTGCTCAAGAAGTAAATAGGTTTTTTTTGGTTACAACAGAACCTACAGCACGTGAAATTTATGATCAAATAGTAGAAATTTACCGCAAATGTAATGTGAAATTTACAGGAAATATATCAATATCTCACATAATTGGTCAATTATGTGAAGGAATTACTGACTCGAATGTTGAGAATACGGAATCAGAATCATCACAATCATCACAATCATCACAATCATCACAATCATCAAATGAACCCTTGAAAGTAAGAACTAACATGGAACAATTGATGATTAATAACTATCATAAGTTAACGAATGGTGCTGTTGAGACGAGTCATCCACTAGTAAAAACACAGCTACAAAAACCTATAAGTAGTATTCGGCGACCACTACAACCATCGGCATCTAGACGTATAACAACAACAAATAAACAACCAAGAGCACTCCCGGTTACACCGTGTAAATACGGGGCAACCTGTCGTGATATAGATCTCCAACATAGACGTAAATATTCTCATCCTACACATACACATGACAAGAAACCTACAAGTGTTATTCATAAACCACCACAAACACCGACATATAGAAGTCATATAACAACAACAACACAACCAAGGGCACTTCAGGCTACACCGTGTAAATACGGGGCAACCTGTTATAAGATAAAAGATCACCAACATATACTTGAATATTCTCATCCTACACCGAAGAGACCTTGGGTGCCCGGCGGGGGTGGTAAATCCAAACGCCGCCACACCCGCTCCTCCAAACGCCGCCGCCACACCCGGCGCCGTCGTTAACCAAACATACCATTATTTTTGCTACATACATTGTGGAAAAATAATAGAATCATCGAATGAACCGTGATTTATTAGCGCCTACGACGGTTCTTGGAGACATTCTTGTGAGAACGACCGATCTTCTTGGACTTGCGAGAACCACCCTTCTTGGAATTCTTCTTGGATTTTTTGCCGTTCTTGCGCTTGGAACGACGGCGACCGCCATTTGTGGTCTCGGTGGCGAGGGTGCCGGCGGATTGGGAACCTTCAGAGACTTTGGCGGCGGCGTTGCCGTCGGGGGTGGTGTTGGTGTCGGCGGCGGTGTTGTTGACGGGTGATTGGTTGTCGTCGGCGGCGGCGGTGTTGTTGACGGGTGATTGGTTGTCGTCGGCGGCGAGGGTGGATTGGTTGTCGGCGGTGTTGGTGTCGGCGGCGGCGGTCTTGTCGGCGATGGATTGGTTGTCGTCGGCGGCGAGGGTGGATTGGTTGTCGGCGGTGTTGGTGTCGGCGGCGGCGGTCTTGTCGGCGATGGATTGGTTGTCGGGGGAGGAGGAGGGGTCGTCGGTGTTGTTGTCGGCGTCGACGGTGGGGGCGGAGACGGCGGCGGACGTCGTCTCGGACTGTTTTTTTTGTAGTTGCTTATTAGTTTCTTCTATCGTGTCTTTTACGAGAGCCGCCAAGGCTCTCGGGGCTAAACCAACGGCAGAGCCTTTATTGTTATTGTTATTTTCCAGGGGGTTTTCATTTCCGCTTCCGCCTGGTTCACCACCTCCACCCCTCTTATTCTTAATCTTATTTCTAATCGACTGTCTCTTTGACGACTGCTTTGACGATCTCTTACGCACCATCTTCTCTTATACATATTCTCAATATTTTTATTCCTTCAATATTGAGAATCAATTCAACCGGGAGGGTTTTCAACGCCTGCGAGTGGAACGCGATTTCTTCCTAAATACGCGCTTGGCCGATTTCTTGTATTTGCGCGAAGGGCGGCGGGAACGGCGACGCCGGCGGGAACCGCCTTTATCCGGTTGTTCCAAACTTTCTTTCGTAAATTTTTCAAAGTAATCAATAAGTGTGGAATCGAGTATTGGAACATCGCCGCCATCTTTATTCAGAACATCTGATAAATCTCGTTTTCTATCCGAATAAAACCATCTAATATAACTCATTTTTGCTGGTTGAGATAAAATACTCCAATTATTTTCTAATCCTGTGGACCAGATAGGAGATTTCCTCAATATTTCTGTAAATTCTTCAATTGTTGGAATCCTATGGGGTGGTGGGGGGAGATTTAATTGTAACTGTTCCAAATAAGTTAGTTTAGGGGGGGGGGGTCTTCTTCCATATTTTTATAATACGGTGTATATCATATATTTGTATTTTTTAAATTATTAAAATTTGGCATCCACCCACCCCCTCTTCGGAAAATCGGCTAAATATTCCGCCCAATCTTTCCACTCGGGGTGTTTCTTCATATGTTCCTTCACTATAAACGGCGTCCCGCACGGCGCCCCCCAATGCGCCAAAAACGACATCCTCTGAATGGACGCACTATCCGCCACTTTCGTGTCATATGCGCCGACAGGTTTATACGGAGCGGAGGCGGATCCGGAACTGCCTTCACCGCCATCCGTATATGCGTGTTTACACACCGTCCGCGAATTCGGACAGGATTTCCCTAAATAATTATCATAATGGTCTGCGAGAATACGTTTGACAATGTCGGCGTCAATCCGCCCGCGATACTTCTCCGCGAGTTTCTCCAATTGGACGCGGCGGTTCCCGATACTGGATGTGATATCGCGGAACCCATCGTCTGCGTCAATCATCCCCACCCCCGTGGCGTTTGTCGCTGCGTTGGATGACAACGACGAAGCACATTCTATCTTCCGTATTCTCTCGTCATATGTCGAATTAAACCCGAGAAACACCCCGTCGCGTGTCGTTTCTACATTCACGTAATTCAGTCCGAGTTCTACACGCATAATGCGCGGGGCGCTACCTCCTCCATCACCACGGTTCCGGATATCCCCAAACATCCACGAACACGCGTAATCCCCCGAGTTCCGTTTTTGTAATCTCTCGGCATAATCTTCTAAAGTTCGCCCGTATTGCATACATTCGCGGATACGGCAGCAAATGGGGTCGCGTAACCGGAAAGCGTTGAATCCGCGTATCGTCGTCTCGCTCCCCACGATTCCCGCACCCGTCACGAAGAAGTCCGTCATACTCCAAACACCCCCAGGCGCACTCTGCATCACCATCGGGACGCCATCCCCCGCCTCCGGTTCGATCCTAAGGAGGACATTACAAAACTGGGCGTCCAGGAAATTGCTAAATGAGGAATGCCCGCATACAATCCCGCCGTCTTTCGTCCACCCAGCCCCCACGGCCATAATCAGCGAACACCGATCCTTGAATTCATTGAGGCGCGCTGCGCGGGCGGAGAGAGCGGCCGGATTGGCCGCGATGGCGAGTTCGTCGCGGATCACGTCCGCATACTTCTTGCGGTATTTGGGTGTATCAATATAACGAAGCAAGTGCGCGTAGAAATAGGGGAGCGACATATAAATGTTCACGAGGATCACCTGACGCACATCGAGACCGGCGCCTGCGGCGATACCCTCCATCTCTCGGAATATCTTCGGATATCGGCGTTTGATAATCCCCCGGTAGAAATCATCGCATAACCCGTAAAAGAACTCGATATTGCGACCGTATCCCTGTCGAAAGAGAAAATCATACGCGGAGAACATCCGCGTGAATATTGTGGGGTCGGTCGCGATGATTTGCTTGCCGTGCGAAACGCCGCGTTCATAGGGGGCGCCGCGGATCGTGATGCGAATCCACCCGGCGTCGGCGGCGCCGTTACCGTGTCCTTCTCGGTCGGGTTTTTCCCGTCGTGTATGTCGTCGACGCGTTCGAACTACCTTTCGCCGCGTTTTCATACTACTATAAAATAGATATAAAGATTTATAAAATATTATCTATAAAGACAAGATATTTTCGAATTCAAACGCGCCGGCAATGAATACCATCGTTTCACACGCACACGCACAAGCACACGCACACCCGTCGCTTCAGGATAATGTTCTTACGATTAAAACTGTCCAAATTGCCCCTTTTCGTACCTTGATGTGTGCGATGAAAGAGATCCTGATCGAGACGAATATCACGTTTCATAAGGATGGAATGCGGATTATTAATATGGATAAATCGCATACGATGTTGGCTCATTTATTCCTGGAAGCAGTCAATTTCGAACTCTATGAATGTGCGCTTGATAAGATTATCATCGGTGTGAATATGTTTCATTTGTTCAAACTGATCAACTCGATCGACAATGACGACACACTCACGATTTATATTGAGAAGAAGGATTATAATGACGGGGTCGTTTCGTATTTGGGTCTTAAATTTGAAAATGGTGATATCAAACAGTGTAAAACTCAGAAACTGCGCCTCATTGAACCGGATCCTGAAGAATTGGTGGAACCACAGGTGGCTTTTTCGAGTGTGATTAACCTCCCTTCGGGTGATTTTCAGAAAATTATTCGCGATCTTTCGTGTATCTCGGAGAAATTGGAGATTAAATCCGTCGGGAATGAACTCATTTTCCGGTGTTCGGGACAGTTCGCTACGGCCGAGGTGAGGCGAGTGGAGTCGGACGGCAGTATGGAATTTCTTCATAAGAAGGACTCGGGGAAGATTATTCAAGGGGAATTCTCGTTGAAAAACCTGGGGTATTTTATTAAATGTACGAACTTGTGTAATCAAATCGAGATGTATTTGGATAATGATATGCCGCTGGTGGTGAAATATTATGTTGCGTCGCTGGGGACGATTAAATTATGCTTGTCGCCATTGCCGAGTTCGTAGAACGTCGCCCCGCCCCGTTCCGCTCCAATCGAATACAATGTGTAGGAGTGATTGTAAATTTCGATGCTGAGTGGAGCAGCGGAGGAGGGGGAGCGAAACAATAATAAAACAATATTATGTTTATGTTTATGTTTCAATCGTATTATTGAAAAAACGATGAATAAAACAATATATACAACATACCATTCGGTTCTACATCCGATTGTCTTGAATCGATGGCGCGAACTAAACCCTGATTATACGATTGATTTTAGTTTGGATATAGACTGTATTAAATTCATTGATACGCATTTTAATAGAACCGTTTCGAGATTGTTTTTAACGATCACGCGGGGAATGTATAAGGCCGATTTGTGGCGTTTATGTAAACTATTTATCCACGGCGGAGTGTATGCGGATATTGATTTGGTTCCATTTCGGTCATTATCACAGATTACCGACTCGGTTTGCGGCGAACCCGCCCCCGCCCCCGCCCCCGCCGCCCCCGCCGCTACATTTTACTCGTGTTTGAGTATGGGATCTCCCAGTATATTCCAGGCGTTTATGGTTCATACACGCACGAGAAGTCCCCTTTTATTAGGATTTCTAGTTTCATTTTTATACAATAAACCCTATTTGAATATAGACAATGGACCTACGACGGATATGTATCATTTCATATTGTATAATGTGCGTGCGGCGGCGGCGGGTGCGGGCGTCGGCGGTCAGCAGTATTGTGATAGTGATGATGATGATGATGACGACCTTCCGGGGTCACTTCAACCTTACACACATTACACTCTGCGTCAAATACGGATCCCCGTACACGTATCTTCCATCCACGAAAATATCATCCCTCTTCATTATTTTCCTGAATATTTTGTGGGGTATACGATTTCAATCAGTCCAAATACACGAAATAAATGGGTGCTGGCGAATCGGGACAAATATAAAATGAAAATAGAGAATCATCAACTGGTG